TTTTCATCCTTGGTCAACTCTACGTCACGCCAACGATATTTCCTCATTTGTTTTTTCTCTTTGATAAATATTTGTTCTACATTTTCATAACGTGCCGGCATACGGAAATTAACCGGATTCTCGTTCACTTCCAATAAAAATATTAAAGCAAAAATTCTACCGCTTCTGTCTTTTGAATATTCCCAGCTGATCCCGCTTACATTATGATTAATTAAACATTTTGTGATTCTATCAAATGTATCCTTGGCTTTGGATGTATAATTTTTAATCATTTTATTTTCCGTGTTCCTGCAAATGACAATCCAGACAAATCAATAATCCTTTGTCGGTTCGATAATCTTCATGATGAAATATTTCCGGTTCGTCCATCCGGCAAATCTGGCAATATTTAATATTTAAAAATCTTCCCAGCAGTCTCAATTTCCCGATTCGTACATGAGCACAATTCTTTTCAGGATTACGTATTTTCCATTTAGATTGCCGGGTCATATTTTTTCCTCGAAGGGTAGCATTTCAAATTCATTGATTCGCCTTTCTGCTATTTTAAAATATTTCTCACTCAATTCAATTAAAATATTTATAATAAGTTTTATTAGTTGTTAGTTCTGAAAAATCTTTATCGCTTATATCCAGAAAAACTGCATGAAATATTTTATCTGTCAATTTATCCCCCGGATTTAGTTCGATATTGCTTTTCAATAAAATATAAGAAGATATATTTGAGTTGGGAAAACACTGACGTTTTATATAAGCATATTTTGAATTTCCCAAAAAATTAACAATCATTTGCTCCCGATTATGACTGATAAAAGTTATCGAATCCAGATAATTATATTCAATCTGATAAGTTCCGTTGATTGAATAAATTTTATTTTTTATAATTTGACCGGGCTTCGGCAATATTGTTTTCCAGATAACGAGATTATCTTTATAATCTTTGATTTCATAATTTTTTTCGATTTTAATAAAAACTTCTTTTTCAACTCCATTAACGGGATATGTGATTTTTATAGACTGTATTTTATCCCATTCTTTATTCAGGTTTTCCTGTAATCCATTATCTCCACAACCACACAATAAAACCAATAAGACAATCGTTAAATATTTTTTCATACATCTTTTCCTCCTCATTTTGGAATTATAACCAGTTTACTTTCGTCTTCCATTTTCTCATCTTCGATCAAAGTATAATTGTAGGGACTGATTAAAACAGATATTACCCGGTCGTTTCCTTTATCAACCGTAAATTGAATAAACCCGGAATTTTGTTTCTGGATATTCTGGACATTATCAAAGACCATTGCCGTTTTATCTACAAAGAAAACTTTTAATCTACGCATTATTAATCTCCTCATAAATTGATTTATCAAACGATTCATTCCAGTTAGTTGCCCTGTCGATTATTTCCTGCTTTTCAACAAGTATATTTGCAATTCTTACATCTATAGAACCTTCTAAAATTAAATGCTGAATAGTTAAAGGAATATAATTTCCGTTTTCATCCATTTTACCCCTTAAAATTCCGTGTAGGCGATCTTCGCATTGATTCATAATACCGGGACGGGGGTCAAATTCTATAAATAATTCCAACGATGAACCCTGTAAGCTGATGGCCTCCCCGCAAGCCATAATAGAACCGATAAATAATTTTATATCCGGGTCCGAATAAAACCGTTCTTTGGAGTTTTCTCGTTCCATCACTGACATATCCCCGATTAATTTAACAGAACAATCTTTGAAAGCATTTTGTATTCCCTGAATCACATCCAAATGATGAGCGAAAACAACGATTTTATCATTTTCCTCCAGCATATCTTTAATATAATCTATCACAGCGGGAACTTTCGCCAAAGCTGTTTTATGCCGGATTTTAGAAAATTCACCAAAGCTAATCATCATTTCAGATTTTAATTGAGATAAATTCTGTTTATAGGATAAACTATTTTTATCCAGATTTTTTAATTGCATTTTTATATTTTCGTACTTATCATATAAATTAATTTCCTCTTTTAATAATGAAATATTTCCGTTTGATTGCAGGGTTATTATTTCCCTTGTTTTCGGGGGTAATTCTGTCAATACGTCTTTTTTTTCCCGCCGGATAAATCCATTCGCCCTTATTTTAGCCTGGTATTCTTCGAGATTAGAAGCACCGGTTATATCCATTCCAAAACGTCCCTGATGGGCATTACAATATCGACTCACAAATTTATACCAGTTGGGAAATATATCGGGCATAAGGTAATTGAGGATGTAAAAAGATTCATGCGGTTTATTAACTATCAGCGTCCCGGTTAATCCGATAATTCGTTTAGCGGATAATTTTTTTATTTCAGGAATATTTTCTTTTTGATTTCCTCTTTTGCCATAGATAACATAGGAACGCCTTGCTTTTTTTGACTTAATTTTGTGAATTTCATCTATGATAATTAAATCCCAGTCAATCGAATTAATGGCATTAATATATTTATAAACAATATCGTAATTAAAAATAATTGCATTGGCATAACTCATAATGGCGTAAGGACTATCCGGGGTCATTCTTACTATTTTTATTTTCTCAATCAGCCAGGATTTCAAATGCTCTTCCCAAATATAACTAGATGATTTTGTTGATATAATTAATATTTTATTTGGCTTAAAAACATTGATATACCCCATGCACATGACCGTCTTCCCGGTCCCCATGTCGTCGCCATTCAGACAATTTTTAAACCCCAGCATATATTTTATTCCGGCTTTTTGATAGGGACGTAATTCATAGGGTTTTCCAGTTCTGGGATTGATTTTTTGTGGCAATGGAATTTCGATATTTGCATCCATTGCCCGGCTCGCTTCAATGGAAATCTTTTTTTGTTCATTCCAGATTTCCAGTTGCTTTTTGCAATTTTCATCGGCAAATTGAATCAGAATTAATGCTTTATCCGGGTCGGATGTCCACCAGTATTTTCCGGATTTATCCCAAGAGAACCCGGCCTCTTTGGGAATTTCCTTTTCCTCAAATCGGGACTGGCAGATATATTTATTATTTTCAAACAGGAGTTTCATTTTTTATTTTTCTTTCTTTTAATAATTCCTGAAATTTTGACTCAATTTCTGAATCAATTAATTTCCAGTTTACCCAATTATTCTTTACTAAAAATGCAAACTTTGCTTGATTCAGAAATATAATCTGATTCGTCTTGCGATTAAACGTTTTTACTAATCGTGTTTCTATTACACTGTATGCCTTGTCGACGGGTTAATCCTCATCAAATTCAAAATAATCATCAATGTCTGCACAGTGTTTATGGTTTAAATGTGATTGCATGTCCAAATAAGTCGAGTCATTTGATGGAAATTGTCTATCGCAAATTGGACATTCGGAAAATGCTATATCGTTTTTTTTGGATTGGTATGTTTCCATAAACTGTTCACCTCTTTTCTGCAAAATGTATTCCAGAAAACCCTCTGATTCCAGAGGGCTTGATTGGACTACACTATATCAATATTTCCGGTAGTTCCGGAGAAATGTTGATTTCATACAATTTCTGGGCTGCCTCTTTCGTTATTGAAGTCATACCCCCTTTTTTCCATTCAGAATCAGATTGTGGGCAACAGGTGCCAAATTCAGCATCATTTTTCAGATTAATTTCATTCGCCCATTATTGTATGGTTAATTACTACAATCAATTATTCCATTTTGGTCAATAAATCTATGGGTTCTCTTCGTGGTATTTTTCATGCCCAATGATTGTGCGATTTTCCTCCACGAAGTTCTACCATTGTAAATTTTGCGTTTTTTTAATTCATCGATGATTGTCTTTTTAAGGGTTCCCGTCCCTTTCATTTCATAAGGTAAATTTAAGCAATCACAAATATACCTCTTGCATTCATTACGATGAATAATTCTTTTACCAACCAGTCCTAAAAAAGCTTTTTGGCTAAATCTTGCCATCTTCTCCACCTCTTTTCTTTTGGGATTTGTTAAACAATGTTTTCATATTGTTTCAAAAAAATTATTGTGGAATCAATTTCTCAATTTGCATTCTGATAAAATCAGCCAGATTCCTTTTTTCTTGTTTGGCTAATTTCTGGATTTTTTCATAGTAGGATTCGGTGAACCGAATACCTACGATTTTGTTTTTATTCTCTTTATTGTCTTTTTTCATCATAATTAATGATAACATTGTTTACATTGTTTGTCAAGGAAAATCGACATAAAATCTTAAACTAAATATAGTAACAAATGTTAGTATAAACCATGATAACATTGAGCAACAATGTTTGACAAAATCTGGGAAATCTTTAAATTATACATCATTGATTTAATTGATGTTATGATTTTACGATATTTTGAATTATAAAAACGTCTATTTATATAACATTGGTTTTGTTAGAGTTATATTAAAAGTTCGTTTTAAACGATTATTTTTTGAGATATAGCTTATTACTACTTTCCAATTAAAATCGATTGTGGGCTATCCTGAGATGGATTTTCCCAGGCTCAATGTACCAGATAGGGCCGGGATGGGATAATTCCGTAAATTGGGTCGGAATAAATCGTATTCACTGACCATATGGATTCGGTGAGGGCAAGATTCCGAGTTTTCGAATAGATGATAAATGTCCCGGTTGAAGGAACTGCAAATTGATAGGTTGTATAAAAACTAATCCAGGTGGAAGTTGTGGTATCCAGAGTAATTATTTGAAATGCTATCGGGCAGAAATTTGTGGAGGTTGAAAAAGAAAATAAAATATTAGTTGTATCACCTTGCGTAGAACTCACCGAAGGAATAACAGAATTAGGAACTTCCAGAGTGCAATAAAGCCAGCGTGACCCGGTTGATTGAGTCCAAAGAGCTGATGATTGATTATACGTTCTTACATGAAATTGAAAAGGGATCCCGGTTTGCAAAGAAAATACAACGGTATTAATTGAAACGGATGTTGTTTTTATATCCCAGATTACCAATGGAGTTTGATAACTGGTTGCCGTCCAGTACGATGGATAGAGCGCATACGCGACATACATTCCCGCCATGCTACCCGTATTTAAAGTTGCCCAGGAATAAGTTAATATTGTAGAGTTGGACCAATCCTGCGGGATATTCCCGGCGACAGTATCGGTTGAAGATTGAGAAATAATCGGGATGAGAATTATTAATAACAGGACAATATATTTTTTCATATAACTAATGAAACGCCTCCAACATAAAAGATACCGATAATCCCCAAGCAATCCATCCTAAAAATAAATAACCTAAAACGATTCCCGATAATTTCGCTATCATAATTAATTTTTCTACCAAGAGGGTTGCATCCACCACGCAAAATGAGTTCCATTAGCCAACAATACGCCTTCATCGCAAAGGATTCGATAGGTTGTCCGATTGGCTGTGAATGTCCCCGCAAATTCCAAAGCATAATGAGTTTCAATCGCCCTGGCACCGATATAAGCGGTTGTTTGTAATGATTGGGTGCTCGCCAATCCATACCAAGTCACACCATCAGTAGAATTTTGCAATATCGCTTTTTGTCCGCCTCCTGTGACGATATCTCTCCATTGGAAAAATACATTCATGTGACCCGTGAAAGCCGTTGTCTGTCCGGGCAATGTAATATATCCCGATGTCGAATCATTCGTCAATGAACCATCCCAACTTCCACCGGATATAATTTCATTATGCCGGATAAATGCGGTAGAGATACTTATGGTTCCATCCTGCATAGAATTTAATGTTGCAGAAGGAACCTGTTGTGAAGGTGCAAAAGTTTGAATCCGGGAAGTCATTAATCCCAGAATAGAAATAATAAATATTCCCAGCGTGAAAGAAATCAAAGCGATTTTAAATTTATTCATAAATTCTCCTTTTGTAGATTATAGTTTTTATTTATCATACTGTCAAAACATCCCCGGCTGTATCGGTTAAACTTTCTGAATCATCTGTGAGAAAATCATCGAATAATAAAAGATAACTTGTCCATGCCGGAATCGCTTCATCCAAAACATTTCTCACGTCGGCAATCAAATACCCGCCGGTTGTAACTTTCTCCCCGTAAATATGAATTGTAAAACGGAATACTTCGCTTTCCGGCTCCACCAATAAATCATCATCGGTCAATGAACCGGGGGAATCCGTTCTAAATAATTTATTTTCTTCAATATCCACCAGATAACCAAAAAACGGGAAGAGGATTCTTTGAATGGAAAGTTTATCTATCCCGCCGGGATTGGCAAGGAATTTTGACATGAGAAGTTGGCGTCTTTGTTGAATCGACTTATCAGTATTCACCGGAATTCCATATTCAATTTCCCAGTCTTCAATCGTATCTGCTGTGCAAGTATCCGGGAACATTTCAACGAGCAATCCGTTTATATCCGCAGAAATATTATCCAGCATGGCTCCCTGTGCGGATAATTCCAGATTAACCAATCCTTCCGGTTCATCGGTATATCCCAGTCCGGGAGGTTTTAATTTTATTAATAAATCGGAATGTGTAGGCATTTAAACTTTCCCTATCGGTAAGACGGTTAAAACTCCCAGCCGGATAACTTCGATTGCATCCACCGGGGTATCATTAAAATATTGGTCAACTGCGTTTACATTCCCGCCGGGGTCTGAAATATTCGCCTGGAAAATTCCAACACCGTCATCAATTAAATCTTGACAACGTGACCGGATAAAAGGTTCAAGCGGGTACAGTGGATTTATTTCTGCATCATTACCCTTAAAATAAATTTGAATCTTTTCGTAAATCGTATCGAATAATAACCCACCGGGATAAATCACATCACCGGGGGTTGGACTGATAGACAAATCATCGTCTAATACAAATGAATCTGTCCCGGAATCAACCGATATAACTTCCCGTTCTTCGCCATTAATTACTACTTTCATACCGACTTGAATATTTGCCAAATCACAATAAATTGTATTGACAATAATATTATTTACTGTTGATCCGGTTTTTACTGTGAGTGTTCCAAAACAAATATAATTTTGTAAAGGTGCAGTAGATAAATTACTGGCTAAATCGATATATTGATTGGCTGTAACTGTTTGAATTACTTTTAATTCCCCGTTAATAATTACATTTTGCCCGGCGTATAAATTGGATGTATCGGTCATAATAATTCGATTCACCGTTGACCCGTTTCCGATTGTTCTCTGTCCTGCGATATTATCAAATTCAAAACCGGATAATGCTTCGGCTTGAACATCAATATTTATTTCCCTTATTTTGGGAGCATAGACATGTAATCCTTCACCGGAATCCCAACCAAGCGGTCGTCTGACATCAATATAACTCCAGACAGTCCCATGAATTGTATCCGATGTAAAATCTGATTGCTGTCCGGCAAATGCAGGTGCAGTGGCCAACGGGACTTGTTCAACATTCGGTAATTCCCCGTCCTCTGCCATAACTACAACATCAACCGTTCCCAATCCTCGGCGATTGGCTCCATTGATCGCTTTTCCAAAACCGATACCAGGAACCTCTTTCGCCCAGGTAGCGAAATCATTATTATTTCCACCGGCGGGCGGTTTTTGTTTTCGATTTAAAATTCTAGTTCGGTAACTTGCATCCGATTCTATATCCGCTCCGCCGGTTAATGCGGTTGTAATTTTCGCCGTTGAAGCCAATCCGGTAGTGGGAGATTGAATCGTTAAAATAGTATTGATAGCTTTATTGGTTGCCGATCCAGTTGAAACCGATTCCACGTTTACATAAATCGTAGTCTTTCCCGTTGCAATTTGATATTGTTGGGAAGTTTTAAAAATTAATCCATCGGTTGAAGTCATTTCGCTGTCGGTAGGAATCACAGTATCCGCTACAGAATTTTCTATGAAAGCGATACCGGCTGAACCGACCGCAGGTTTGCGGGGAAGCGCAAATTCGTTTCCATGAATATCTAGATAGGTAGCGTTATTATCTTCAAGTCCACTAGCTGTGGAAACAAATATTTGTTTGGATACATATTTTAAATTGAAATAAAGTCCGTATAATCCCTCCACCCACATTTTGATTTTTTTAAAGACATCGGAAAATCTATTTCTTGCATCAATCCCGTTGATTAAATTTTCGATAACAGTTGCGCAGGTATTAAAGAGTTCATCACGAGTTGGAATTTGTAAACTCATAGCCTGATATTCTACCCCACATTTGGCCAGTTGACAAAATTACGATAGGTATTTTTTGAAATATCAAATATCCTGATTCCAATGGTTAATCTTCGAGTTACTTTAAAATCCGGTTGTGTCTGGGAATTATAAAAAGCGGTTACATATCCATTTACATCTAACGGGTTGGTTGTGAATTTTTTTATGAGTCCTTTAGATACCAGGGGTTTTAATGCCGTTAAAATATATAATTCTGCTTTCCGAGGTTTATCCATCGTAGCTTTGGTTCGTTTCAAAAGGTAAAGCAATGATCCCGATTCGGGGTCCACCCACCAACCGATATTTTGTTTATCATTCGGGTTTTCATAATTTTTAGCGTCACACATCAGGGAAAGAAAAATTGCATTGGTAATATTATCTACCAGTTGGAATTGACCGACTGAATCTAAAACATAATCCCCCCCGATAAATTGTCCGGTATCATCAAAGGATTGCGGTTCCAAATAAAAATCCCGTCCGGTATATTCGGGAACTGGAACGGAGGATACGGCTATTGGGGTTAAATCGTCTCCTACTTCGGAGAACATGACCCCTCCAAATTGTGCCATACCAAAAAAAGACTGAAATGCTTTATCAGCCATTTATAAATCCTGTCTTTTCTTTTTCAATAAATAATTCCAGTTCAAATTCACAAACTGATGTAATAATTAAGACATGTTCTGAATTAATATATCGAACATCAACCATCTTTTGTCCGTCAATTTCATAGGTTGAAATTACTATCATCTGAATAAATTGATTACTTTTGTGGTTTACAATATCACCTTTTTTAAATAACATTATTTCGCCCTGACTGTAGTGGAATATTGACCTGTAACGAATGAACCAGAACCGCCATTATCACCACCTAGTGTATTATTAATTCCCAATGCAATTCCTCCATGGCGATGCTCCTTAATGGCTTTATCCAAATCTGATTTTCTTATCACTGCATTTTCTGCTGTCAAATTTTCGTCCATATCCCCTATATTTATACGTAAATTTTCTGATAAATGCAAACGATTCCCAAATTTATCATATAAAACTACTTCCCCGATTTCTAATTCCGGCGGGGGAAAATTTCTATCGAATGTGGCTAAGGCTATCGGATTATTGGCGTTCCCTCCCAAAAAATTTAATATCGCCTGTGCATCGGCTAATGGTCGGGATTGAAAACCATACTGCATAAACATTTCTATCCGGCTTATGATTTCATCCGGCAAGCATTTTCCGGCCAACGCATACGCATTATTAATTTCTGAAATGGTGGAACGTTGCGGGAACCGGAAACCTTTTTGCAATAACCGGTGATAGATATAATTAAATATTTGTTCTAATTCAGGAGAGGTCATAATATCCCCATCTTTCTTAATGTGATAACTGTCCGAGTTCCCTGCGGTGCGGGTGCTCTACTAAATTCTAAATCCGTCAAATAAAAAGTCCCGTAAGTTCCCAGATAATCGTCTTGTACCTCGCATAGAGTATCAATCTGGAAAGTATTATCATTCAATGAATGGGAATCCAGAATATATCGTAATAAATACCCGTTGACTTTCCGGTGAGCAATTTCATAATCGGCTCTTTTTTGTGCATGTGCCGTATCAATAATATTGCAATCTTCAATGATTAGCGGTCGGTATATTTTTATTTCTTCATCATGAGCAGTCGCTTTTATATTCCAGTTATTCTCATCATATTCAGGATAACTAAAAGTCCCGTCTGCATTGATAGTGGGAGTTATCGGAGTTTGTCCCAATACGGTTATTTCTGAATATCTCTCATGGGTATTTTCATCCAATACCCCGTCTAAAATATTATTTAATTCAGGATTTCCGGTTGATAATTTATCGCTTTCCGGCAAATATCTATAAATTTTATAACTGACATCCTGTTTATAATCTGGCTTAGTAATGACTAATAATCCATCCGGTGATTCAAACATTAATAAATTATCTTGACGGGTAAATTGTTCCAGATAATCCCAGACTTTCATTTCAGGATGACTCTGTAATTTTTTGCGGGGTGAGTCTAAAGCAAACATTGTGTCTGCCCCTGTGCCCGTTACAGTTAAAGCCTGTCCGCCGGTGGATTTCTTTTTATCCAAATTATATTGAGATAATTTCTTTTTCTCATTCCAATTATCAATGACATAGGGAGATTTAAAATTAAATCTTTTAAGTTGGAATGTCGCTTCGTTTCGCAGGGTATAGTCCAGATGAATATTTTGTCCAATAGAACAAT